CAACATAATCCCGGCCCGCCTGGGCGCATAACGGACGGCCACCGCCACACTGCGCGCAGGTGAAAGTCTCTGAAAGCTCAGCAGGGCAGCGAACAAATTTCACGCCCCCGCGCTCCACGCCCCCGGCCCAGTCGGTCCCGGCCGGTGCGGCCACCACGGCAGGGCGTCCAAGCTTCACGGCCGCAATAGCGTCTTCCATCGTGTCACAGCTCGCATTGATCACGGTCTCGCCAGGGCCTGCAATCGGCAGCAGCTCAGCGGGGAAGTGTGAATAGGTCCATGCCTGGCCGTTGCGCGGCACAGCCTTAAGCAATGCGGCCAAATAGTCCGGGTCGACCAGGTCCGCGCCTTTTTCGCCTGCAGGGTGCAGGGCGCAGCTCTTCGGACATGTCGCGTAGGTCTCATGCTCGCCCGCGCGATACGTGACGGCAATCGGGCCGGTCTTTCGGTTTCCTGAAACGGTAACGGTCTTCAACATTTTTCGCCTCTCTTCTGTATGTGACGGCACGTGCCGTAAACGAAATATAAAACACGCCAAAACAAAAAGCAAGCACAAAAAAAACGGGCCCCATGGTGGCGGCCCGCCTATACAGAACCAGCAGCGCTCAGGCGCTCGCGTTCGCCTCTCTCGTCTTTTCCCGGACGTCATGCAAAAGCGCGAGAATTTTATCCTTATCCCCCGGGGCGCCAAGCGCGGCCAAAAAGTGCTCAACGTCTTCCACCACGTGCGCGGCCTCGTCCTCGTCCAAAATATCAGCCCCCGGCACCAGCGTGGGATTCCTGAATGAATACTCAGGAAAACAGGCAAGCTCAACCCTGGTATTTATAGTGGAAGAATCCACCTGCACGATTTTCCCCCGGCTATTCCTAACCACGCGCGGATATCCCGAGACAACTAACTTCGCCCCGGTGCCGGTCGCAATGCTTTCTCTAATCTCTATTGGGTCCATTTTCTTTCTCCAGTATGTTTATTTAAAAGTCCAACACCCCGAAATATAAACGCCTTCATTCAAAAGTCAACCCCGGCCCGTTACCTTGGCCCAGAGCATCATCAGCAACAGACGCCCGGCCATGGGTTTTACCTTGTCCATCTCGTCCCGCTTCTGCTGGGCACGCTCTCGTGCCCTTTCCATCATCAGCCTAAGCTTTCGCTCTTCGCTCTTTCGCATTGCCCTGCTCTCCTGTATTAAAAGATTGAACCGTGTTTTTAATATTTTCACGGGGGGTTTGTCAAATCCCCCCCGCTAAACACTCTCGCATCTCTTCCCAATCAACCCCCGGCAGCGTCCACCGCTTAGCCGGTTCCGCCTCTACGCCTTGCCAAAAAACTTCCTCGACCCGGCCGCCTTGGTAAAGCAGCAGCTCGGGCTTTGCCAATCTCGCCGGAAAGTACTGCACCAAAACAAAAGTAGGGCACCCCAGGTCCGCGTGTTTTAAATGAAATGCAATCTGGTGCGGGCTAAGCTTTACCTTCTTCCCCCGCCTCACCACCTTCAACTCCACCATCACGAACATCCCCTGATCCTTCAACGCTATCAGGCAGTCCGGAATCCCCAGGCCGATCCTCGACTCGATCCTCGTTATCTGACAGTTCGGCAGATTGTCTTTTACCTTCTTGTACAGCAATCCTTCGGGCTTTCTCTGCATTCCTCATCCCTTCGCGCAGGCTAGTGCTTCTGATCCGCTCTTCCTCGTGTTCTTTTTTCACGGACTCTAAGATCTCGTTCTCGTCCATGTCAATAATGTCCTTTGGGGGTGGCCCGCCGTAGAGCTTTTTCAGCTCGTCAAGCTTTCGCATGACTTCTTCCTTGCTCATGGAATCAATCGTGCCAATGCGGATCTCTTTCCGGTCAACATAAATCGTGCCCAAAGCCTGGCCCCTTCGGTACTCGGCCTGCACGGCAGCGCCAAACGCTCCCGCCGTCAGGGCAGCGTCCCGGATTGTCAGCAGGTCCCGCATGTGCCGCTCGTACGTGGTGTTGTACTTAGCATTGAGCTCGGCCCGATATTCCTGGATCGCGGCCACAACGTGGGGCGATCTGTCCGGGTCGGTAAGCTTTGAGGCGTAATAGGACGCCTTGGCCGCAGGGTACCCGGCCTTAATCACCGCGTCCTTCATGGTCACCATGCCGTCCCCGGCCACCAGCTCCTTAACAAAAGTCCACTCCTGGGGCCGCAGCTTCTTCTGCTTACGCAAGGGTGCTACCGGCGTAGCCAGGCGTTTCTGAAGTTTGTCCCCCAACACCGGGGGAACGTTGAAAATGTCTCGTCTAGGCATTACACAACCCTCCTGCAAATCCACTCGTCTTTATGCCTTCGCACCACAAAGTACGAAATAGGTCCGTCTACGTAATAACGCTGAATGGCCGTTCTTGTGCTCTGGGCCAGTTCAGGGGTGGGTATCCTGAAAAAATCCAGCTTGTCCATGTCCTCGAATGGGTAGCCTACGTGGTAGAGCTGGAAGTTAACTAAGTGCTCCACGTGTACGGGATCGTCCATAAGAACATCCTCCCTAGGGACGTCTACGTGGTGCCTGCTCATGCCACCCTCCGGCAAATCCAATACCCGGCGTCATTCGGGCGAACAGTAAATCGTCTTCCCGGATGCAGCTTATAAAACCGCTTCAAGCATGCTCGGACAGAGATCACCCGGCTATGCTCATCCAGCTTAAAAAAGTCATTAACCACCATCGCCTTAAACGGGTAAACCCGCTTCCCTTTGATTCCATACGGCCTAGAAAAGTGCTCCCGGGCCTTGATCCCTAAACCAAGCACTTCCTCGTCTTTCGCCTTGCTCATTTTTATCTCCTTTTCTGCCAACAAACGCACTCTAACATACCCCCTATAAGAGATCCACTATAAACAAGAAAAAACCCTTTTCCCCATCCCCCTCCCTTTTTTCAATTTTGCAAATACATAGAGGGAGAAGCGATAGCGAATTATTAAGTAGGAACTTTTTTTGACCGCGCGCGCACCCCAGTAAATATGACTTGTTACCCCTTACACTACACACTACTCACTATTTTGGTGTATAGCTCTAACCCCTTGTTTTTAAACGCTTATTACACCAAACACCATTTATAGAGTACTACTTTCAATAGTTACTAACACATAATCATCCAGCCCTTCTCCCTCTATGAAATCACAGGTGTATTGCAGTAACCCCCATCCGCCGTATAGTGGTGTATGAATTTCCCCCGCCGCCGCAAGATCCCCGGTCCGTGGCCCTTTCCACGTCATCCCCTCTCCTATCCCCCTTCTCCCTTCCTTTTTTTCCGACCTTCCCCTCCATTTTTTCGCCCTCTTTTTGACCCCACGCTTTACTCAACTATTAGTGGGTTATCCACAGACTTATCCACAGCTTTTTGCCCCTCAAAAGTCACCCCTCATCCGTATCTCGGGTAACCTTTGCCTCGGTGGCCTGGGGAGCAAAAGACATTCTGCAAAGTGAGGTTCGTTTGCTGTACACACCCCCTGGCCGCCACCTTCTGCCAAACAAAAAGCCCGCAGAATCGCTCCTGCGGGCCCCGTGTCCCCCTTCCCTACCCTACCCCTACTGTGCCGTCATCCGTGGCCCCTGAGCCGCGCCTATCCACTCTATAGGCACGCACTCTCCTATGTGGATATCCTGGATCTGGTCAAAATCCTCCTCCGTGACGGGAGCGCCCAGGAAGACGAGCGCCTTGCCGTTCTTAAGTTTGATGTAGACCGTCTGGATGAGCTCTTCCTCTGTTCCTTTCGGGCCGCGTAGGAGCGCCTCTAGCGCCCTTGCGAACTCGCTCATGGGCTACCCCCTGTCCAACACGTCAGAAAGCCGCTTGTTCTCGCGTAGCAAGATCTGGCAGGCGTGCGTCAACCCTTCCACGTCCTTTCCTTGCACTTCTATGTGGGTGAGCAGGGCTTCGATGATCTCAAAGATAAAGAAATCCTCATCGGGGCCGACCCCTCCGAGGCCTTTGACCCATTTCTGGGCCTGGGCAATGGCCTCTGATCCGGTGAGGCGTTTACTTTGGCTCATGTTCTCTCCGTTTGATGGATATCTCGACGCAGACCAGGCTGTACTGGTCCTCGGTCCGTGAGTTAAGCAGATAGCGTATTGCGTCGTTTTTGGCGTGAAAGAGTGCTGTTTTGATGGGAAAGTGAAAGGGGATGCCGGGCCCTTTCATCCATTTGCCTTTACGGCCGCCTTGTTTTTCTTCTAGCACCCAGGCTTTTATGGGTCGTTCCATGGTCCGTGATCCTTGATTCGGGTTTTTGGTTAAGTTTTTTATGGTGTTCTTCGATTGCCAGGTTGATCAGATCAACCAAAAAGACGTCAGCATCCATGCCTCGTGGGACGCGCTCAATCAGGGCGGCGATCTCTTCGCGGGTTAGGCTCACTTTTTGGCCTCAAGCGTTTCGATGAGCTTATTTAAGTACCACTGGGCTTTTTTGTAGTCTTCCAGGGCGTCGGCCTTGTAGGGGCCGCGGCTAAGGTACTTGATGGCCGTGAGCCGCAGGTGCCCGCAAAACTCCTCGGGCGAGCTCTTGGCCTGCATGTAGTCGATGGTCTCGATGCCGCCGATCTTGTAGTGCTGTGGGTGGTTGACCATGTCAGTCATTTGCCTGCTCCTTTCGTTCGTTTCGTGGTGCATGGGGCGCACTCCCAGCGGCTGCGTCCGTTGCTAAGGGCCCGAACCGTGCCACCGTCCACGGGCCGTGTCTGGCGGCACTGGGTACAGAACTTAACGCCGCAGTTCTTGGCAATGGCCTCGCTGATCCGGACCAAATCCCGGCTTGATTTACTCATAACAATTCCGATCCAAGCTTCTGTAGATTGCCCTTAAACACGTACGTGCCGGTGTGGCTAAGTTTGATAAATGGGTTGAGGTAGATTTTACCGCCATGCGTACGCCACAGGTCACAGAAAAAGTAATCCTCTGACGTGTAGGAATGGGTCACGGGGTTGGGTCCAATCTGAAAGTAATCGCGCGCTTCCAACACAAAGCCGTCATCCTTTAGCTCCTTGTAAAGCGGCACGTGCTCAGCCAGGGTCTCAAACACTAGGCGCTTGATCAGCATAAAGCCCGTGGCGATGTGTTTGACTTCCAACATCCCAAACTCATCTGGGGTCGCGGTGCGATCAATCAGGTTAAAGACAAAGTCCCCGGTGTAGTCGGCAAGCTCACTGGCGGTCTTACCCGCGCGAACGGCCTTCTCAACCACATTCCAGTTGATGCGCTTTTTGGGGTAGGAACCACCGGAGAGTTCCCGGTCCGCGAGCAGTAGTTTTAGAACATCGATCTCGCAAAAGCCGATGTCTGCATCGATGAACATCAGGTAGTCAAATCGTTATAAAGCGTCTCGACGTGGTACTTAAAGCCCAGGTCGTGCAGCATGATGCAGGTCTTAGAAAGGCTAAGCGCAAAGTCTCCTGTGCACATGCCTCCGTACATGGGAAGAGCGATCATGATGCTCTTTTGCCGCTTGGCGTTCTCGGCCATGAAATGGTCGTAGACGTCCTGTAGTGTTTTCATTTTTCTATCCCTCTTCGTATTGCTTCTCGGTTCTGTTCGCCCACCCACATGGAGAGGCAAGTCATTTCAAGCTCGTGGTTGTTTGGGTCGATCTTTAGCGCCGTCTTTGTCCCTTCCTTGATCCCCTCCTGAAGACCCAGCTGTTCCCCCAGAAGAAACGCTAGGATCGTTGAGACGATTGCCATTATTAAAAATCTCATTCCAGCTCTCCTCAAATGTCTTTCTATCCAGTATTGGTCGCTGCATCGAGCCTTTTCCACCGTCACTCATTTCTCACTCCACAAGTCAATTAAATACGCCATAAAAATGCCACCAAGCGGGGGCAGTAAAAGCACGAAAAGGATGTCCGTCTGAGTAAATGTCATTTGTAGTTCTCCCAAACACGTTTGCTGATGATGCGCCCGCAGAGTCTGCAGTCGCGGTGGTAGTAGCCACCGTAAGTCCAGCCGCGGTACCAAAGGTGCCCGGTCTTAGC